TTAGGCATATTAGCTGAATTAAGAATAGTTCTATTCAGAGCTTCTAAGTTGAACATACCAGGAGGCGAGTTCTGGGCAAGTTGAAGTGCCATCTGCGCCATCATCATCCTGTGTGCATTTGAAGGAATATTTGGGTCACTCACTGGCAAGACATCTACACGACCATCAAAGTCTCTCCTAAATATTTGCTGATTAGCATTAGGAATCTCATAGGGATACTTAGAAGGTAGGTACTCATAATCTATTGAGGCTAACAGTCTAAACTCATCTTTCTGAGATTTATGAAGTCTCTTGTGGACTGCACTAAAGAACTTACTTGATGCTTCAAGTAGAGCCATTGTAGTACCAACAGGACCATAAGATGCATTATCAGAAATTACTTGTTCTGAACTATCAGCAAACTTCTGTCCTGCCGCTGCTACAAATGTGAGCATCTGGTAGAGAGTTGAGGAAGGCTCCTTATATGGTAAGGGAACAATAGCCTTTGAGAGATCAATACCAGTTGACTCAACTTCCTTAAATTCACCAGGAGCGATAGGATCATTGTCACCAACCACCCTTACACCCTTTGCTTTAAAACCTCCTGGTAAGTTCGCAAATTGACCTGCATCTACTAAGGCTCTCATTGCTGCAGTGGCAGTCATTGTGAGATTACCTAAGAAATGCATTAGGCCAAATCCATAGAAACCAAACCCTGGAACGAATCTGTAATGTGTAAAGTGTAATTTCTTTTCTCTATTCGGATCGTCTTGGTTATAGTTTCTACGAATACTTAGTACCTTTTTGGATCTTTCTTCTACTGTAACAATATACGGTAATGCTACACCATCAGGATCATTGAATGGTTCAGGAAGATCAAGGTAACAATGTTGTTCCAGTAATACATATTGTGGATCATTATCACTGGATGGAGAGAAGCCAAGAATAGTATTCATCTTCTCTTCCATTGGACCCTGTTCTGGAGTCCCAGCTTGTGGTAAATCTATATCTTTATAGATACCCATAGACATATCTCGCTTCATATCATTAGGACTTCTATAAATAACATGGGTATAACGATCTGCCCTACGAAGATCACTAGCATAATAAGACACATAGAACTGATCTATAGGTACAAACTCTGATACTGGACGTTTAAGATTAGCGTCATAGTAAATCTTTTTAAAGGCAGAACCAATTAAGGGTAGATGAAACAGCATCCGTTCAAACTCGTCAAAGTATTCTGTCATCTGTTCTGTTAGTTGATAATTCATAAAGTCCTTAACACGATTAGCTTGCGCTTCCTTATCAGGAGTTTGCTTACCTATAATCTGTGTCTTAACAGGACCAGCAGCAGGAAATAGTTCTTGTGAAGCCTTTGACTGAAACTTTACAGCAGACTCAATTAGTAGTGGATGTACAGCCGTACACGCACCCTCAAATGGTTCCGTAGCATCTTGAAGTTTTAGACCAAGAAGATCAAAACCTCGTTCAAACATATCTTCCCACTCACCACGAGATTCCTTGTCACTCTGATAATTATCATAGACTTGAGTAGCAATATCTTCTAAATCTGCGTCATCTATATCTCCACAGATATCATCGTACCATTCACCCAGACCTATAGCATCTTCTTCTACTTCAGTCTCTTCCGATCCAAAATCTACGATAACCCCACCATCGTCATCCACTTCAATAGATGTAGTACTCTCTTCCTCTACACCAATATCCATTGGAACCACATTGGATTTCATTAGATCATAGGGGTTCTTTTCAACAGCCATTAATATATTCCTCTCGCTTCAGGGTAGGGGTTACGTGCTACCATACCACCTCTCTTCTTTAATTGAATTTCTTTTCCAGCCGAACTTGTAAAAAATAACTTATCTAAATGATCTTTAGTAGGTTCTTTAATGCCTCGTGCTAATACCATAGGTCCAACTTGTATAACTTCTTCTGCTTCAAATACTGGATCACCTGTAACTCTATTATAAAATGATAAACGAGAAGAAGGATCAAACCCTACTTCTGTCCATACTTTTTCTCCAGTATTAGGATCAACTTCTTTAATATTCTTTGAAGCAAGTTTGTGAGCAGATTCCGGGGTAAGATTTTGCCACTCTCCTTTCATCGTAGCAAATGGACCTTTGTTTTTTCCTTTAGTTACTTTCCATGCTTTATCAGGGAAATATTTAAATTCAACATTTTTTAAAACAGCAGTAGGGGCATAGCCTAATACTTTATTTCCTTCACCTACAGTAACTACATACTTATCATATTCATCATATGCATGAATATCAAATCTTGATGTTACTTTTTTATTTTGTGGAATATTTTTATTTACACCAATCACACCCTTATCAACATCATCTACATGTTTACCTACAGCAGCCCGTATCTCAAAAGGTTTAGTTAGTTTTGGAACTGTCCCATAAGTTTTTAAACCTTTTTCCTTATCTCTTAGTACTTTAAATGCTTGAAGTTTTTCCTCTACCTGTTTGGTAGTCTTAGCTTCATCTAACGCTCTAGCTGCTTTTTCTAATTTTGGACTTCTATATCGTTGAGTACCTCTAAGAGGATGTTGATTCTTTTTTTTCCATGAGTCTAGTATATCATCTGTAATATTAAAAATACTAGAAATAGATTTTTCTTCATTTACAGTAGGCATATATTCAATTAATGTTTCAGAGGTATCTTCTATAATCTCTGTAGGTCTAGCTTGTTGTACAGTACGAGGCATAGCTCTAGGTACTGCTTTGGGTGCAGCCTTTGCAGCCATCTTTCCTATAATATTTGCTACGGCACTTAAACCTGCCACTATACTAGTCCTCTCAAGTAAGGGTTAGTCTTAATACTTCCACCCATATTAAATCCTACGGTAGACTGCATCTTAGGATCAAAGATAGGAACAAATTGTTCTTGAGGATTAAAGAGCATTACATTCTTTCCTCCTCCTTCCGTTGTGGTAAATGCGTCATATCCAAGTTTTTGTACTGCTTCTTTAACACTTGGAGTTTCCATAAATCGCCAGCTACCGTTTTGAAGATCAGTTTTAAAAGATATTTTTTTTGCTAAGGATAAGTCATTATATTTTTTTGTTTTAGAATGTCGTACATCCCATACTGGATTTTTTTCTTCTAAGTATTTTAATAAAACATCTCTATCTTCATTCTTATTATAATCAAATAATTTTTTAACTTTACCTACACCTACAATAGTACGTGCTCCTCTACTCATCTCTTCTAAATCTGATATATCCATAAACCATTTTTTCTCATCTTTAGTTAATGTTTTCCATTTTTTATCCATTAACTTAGAATATTTTGCATGGTCTTCAGGTGTCAAATCATTCAGCCACCGCTGTAAACCAAACACCTGTATAACAGTGGGATCAGTTGAAGTGGATAAAAAATCATGTCCATAATGACCTTCTTTCTCTCCACTCTTTTTTATTTTTTTTAACTCAAATGTTGGAAAGGCTTCTTTAGATGTAGTTGAATGAAAAAGAATTGTGGGAAGTCCATCACTTTCACCAATAATTCTTTTAGCTTCTTTTTTACTAAGATTTTCCTCTAATCGTTTTTGAGTATTAAGTCTTAATCCTTTAAAATTTTTTGCACGATAGTTCCGTTTTGCTAATAATTTACTAGGAGTACGAGAAATATAAACTTGCGGATCTCTTGCATTAAATATACTTTTTACTTGTTCATCAAATATAGATGGATTTGATGGATTTAATAATGGCGCAGCATTTTCTCTTACTTCCAATTCTTGTATAAAAGACCTATTGGATTTTTTTGCATTGTCTTCTAACATCAATAGTTGTTTTTTTAATTTCTTTAGATCTATTTCTTTATCTACAAGCTCTTTATCTTTTACCAGAATATCTGAGAGCTTACCTTCAACTTTGGGAGGACCAAATGGAGAATACTTTGCATCAACAATAGATACATCATCAGAAGGATCATATCCCTCTGCTTTTAATTGTTTAACCGCAGCCTCTTCAGACTTCAGCATTTCTTCTTCTAATCTCTCACTCCATGTCTGACGAGGTGCAGCTTCTTTTTTAGATTTAACTATAGCTGAACTAGAGGGAATAGATTTACGTGTATGGACAGCCTTCGGCAAAGCCTTACCAGCATGCTGCTTGGCTATAATATTTGCTAATGCACTTAAACCTGCCATACAATATCCTCCACTCTATACTATTATACACTTAAAAGTTCCAGTAGGCAACTCTTTTTTTCGTTGGAGGTGCATCTTCCCATTCAGGATCATCAGGATGTAGCAAGTTCCATGAGTCTTTCATGTAGTGAACAGCCATTGTCATAGCATCTACCTGATCATCGTGAGCAGCATTAGGGAAAGTAATTAACTCATCCACCAGTTCTTCAGCCCACTTCCTACCTTTAGGAAACCAGACACGACCAGCTTCCATAGAAGGAGTAGCAGCATATACTCTAGCTACTTTATCTCTGTCAGGCATATACTCCAGTACAGGTAAACCACCCCTACGCATATCCTGTATCAAAGACTGACCACTGGCTTTCTTTTCAATAATACAGACATCAGGTTTATGTTCATCATAAGACATCTGAGCCATACGTCTTAGTTCTGGATATTCATATCTTCCTCTAAGATTACCCAGTAAGATTAATTGAGCCTCATTTGTTTCCATCCCACTATGACTTTGTTCTGGTGCATAGAAGATACCCCAGGTTTGAATTACACTGTAGTCAGCCGTAGTCTTGGTGGAGAAAGCTGTATCATATGTTTGAATAAT